AGTATCCCAATTTGCTGACGCATCAAATAATATTTTTGCACCTTGATAAGGGGGTGAGCCACCTGAATCAGAACCCTCTGCACTTATTACACCAATACCATCACCACTTACAATAGATACGTCTGAATGCCATAAAGATAAATCGGCAGGAGTATTATTAGCACCTGCACTTTTAATTGCAACATTACTAGTTATGGTTGCAATATTATTAGCAGGAGTTAATTCAAAAGCACCATTATCACCAAATTGCATTACATACTGTCCTGCCGTATGGTCATATAAAGAAAAATATCCTTGATTTCTTTTTCCTAAAGTCCAAAAATCTGCATTAGCTTGATAAAATTTGATAAATCCTTCTTCTCTATTTGCACCACCTACTCCATCTGCACCGCTATTTATTATTAAAGTAGCATCTTCATTAAGAGATTTTATTTGTAACTGTGAATCAGTTGTCTTATAGACATCAACAAACCCTGCAAAAGTTGCGTTGCTTGTAGCACCATCTATTTTTAAAGCAGGTGCATTAAAAGTAGTTCCACCAACCGTTGTAGATGGTGTTATTTCAAAATTTTGGTCTACATTTTCTTGAGCAGCAATCATCCAACTATATTTAGCTGAATCAGGTGTAAGATAAAATTCAGGAGAACTATTGTCTATTGTTACATTACCTGCAAAAGTTGAGTTTCCTGAAGCATCTATTGAAAGTCTGCTTGTTGAAGTATCGCCTTTATCATTTGTTGACCTAAAATCAAAACTTCCGTGTGTTGAAGTTCCACCTGAAGTTAAAAAACTTGAAGTGCCATCGTGATATATATTTATAAATTGGTCAAGTTGATTTTGACTGCCATTATCTCTTGTAATAATAAGACCATCATTAGTTCCACCCGAATCACCTATAACTGCTAATTTAACACCACTTGCTTCATTAAGTGTTCCCGAACTTATAGAACCAATTTGAATTAAATTACTACTTTCAGTTATAATAGAATTTCCTATAGTATCCGAATCCGTCCATTTTGTAATCTTACCTGCCGTACCACTACCATCAACTGCTCCTGCACCTATAGGAATTTCAACCACTTCACCTGAAGATGTAACACCAAGTCTTTGTGTAACTGTACCAGTTATTGAACCACTACCATAAGCTGATAGTTTTAAACTGGAAGTACCTAATTCAAATTTAGTTGTGCCTCCTATCGTAGCATTTATTTTATTTGTAGTATAATAAAGACCTGTATCACTATCATTTGAAAAAGTTAATGATGGAACCGTAGTAGTTCCATTTGCTAATCCTAATTGAGTTGTTGAAAGTTTTATACTTGCATCCGTACCACCCCCATCTTCAATTAATCTAAGTGTAGAATTTAGAATTGCGTTGTCACTTGTTTTAAGTAAACCTAAATAAGATGATGATATGGTATTTCCAGTTAATGCTCCCATTGAATATTTTTTATTTACAAATATACTATTTTTTCATTTTCATAATATGTTTGTTGTGATGTACTCTATGGCAGTTAGCACATAGTATCTCACAATTAATCATAATCTCATATAATATAGCGTCAACACGACCATCTATAAAGTTTTTTTTTGACAAATTTCTTAATTCTCTAGCTACAGAAAAACGTTTTTTTTTAATATGATGAAAATCTAAAGCAGAAAAATTTTTATTATAACCACACTTCACACATTTAATTTCTATGTATTCAGATAACTTATAAATAAATTCTTGTTTATAATATCTGTGATTTTCTTCACGTTTCTCATTTCTACATTTCTTACAATCTTTTTCTAATGTATTATATCTTGTCAAATAAAATTTATCAGGTTGTTTTATCTTCCCACAAGTATAACATTGTTTGTTATCTTCCTTGACCTCTATACTTTGAACCCTTATAATATTTTCCACTTTTTTGATTTGTGTTTCTATTTTTACTATGTATTCCTCTTCTTTTTTTCTTTGGTTTTAAAATATATGCTTTTGGAAAAAATCTTTTAGCCATTATTTTTGCTTATACTTTTCAAGCCCACGACTTCCGAAGTATGCACCAATAACAGTAATTAAAACTATTTGCAATAAATCTACCCAACTTTCTTTAACTTCAAAAGATATTTTACCAGCATCTACAAATACTAGCAATATTGTGCTTACTACTAATATTAGCAATACCAATGGTCTTATGTTTTTTGATAACCAACTATCAGATGTGGAATCATACTTCCATCTTTCAGTTGTGTTTTTTTGCATTTCAATTTCAAAAGATTGAAATAATTGTTGTACTTCCTGTTTTGCTTTGTGTTTGTCCTCTTTAGTCATCACAAATCTATCTACTATATCAGCAATACCTTTAGTAGTTTCTCCAAATATTTTTTCAAATATCTTATTCATTTATTTTTTTTTATATAATAATAAAAAGCAAACATCATAAAAGACATACAAGATATAACAACTATTCCTTCTATGATTACATTCATTTTTTCTTTTGTTCTTCAACTGTCCAAATATAGATAATGAAAGAACCAATAATTAATGCACTACAAAGAGTTAATCCCAAAAGGACATAATCCACATTCACCAAATTGACAACCATTACAATTCATCTATTAAATCAATTAATTTACTTTCTATTCTTAAAAATATTTCTATTCTTTGTACACCTTCCCATTCCTTTAATCCATCTGCTACATCCATTAAGGTATTTATTTTAGATATACATTGTGTGGTTTTCAGTTGCTTATTAACATCAGCTTCAGATAAAGATATGTCGCTTAATAATTTCATTTTTTATAGACCTTATCTTCTAAACTGTTTAATCTTCTATTGGTTTGTTCTTCGTATTTTTCTAATTCTTTAATAAGATAATCTATTTTTTGATTTATTACTTTGGTGTCATCTTGTTGAATCTTATATTCAGGTAGTGTTTTTGCAATTTCTATTTCAGAAGTCAGTTGAGAATAAGTCATTGTTAAACTTATTATACCACCAACTAAAAGTCCTAAAAATTTTATGTCTATTTTTACATCACTTTTTCCATCGCCATCTAAGTCTAGTGCGACTTTTTTATTTGTTATATCATCCATATTTTCTGATTTAGATTTCTTCAAAATTAATAATTTTAATTGATAGATGTTTTTGTGAATCTAATATATCTGCAATTATCGGATAAATTCTTTTATAAGAATTTGATGACTGACCTAAAAACGGCTCATTGCTAATATTTTGCGATATAGCATCTCCAACAAGTAAGCAACCATGTGTGTGACTAGTATCGTTACCACAATGAACAAGAATATGAGAAAAATTAGGCACATCCATAAGTTGTAGCATACCTCTATGAATGCTTTGAAAACGTTTTTGATATTTAATATGATGACCTCCTTCCGTTCTGTATTTAATTTGATATGTGCCTTGAGGAATACGAGTTTCTCCATATACTTTGACCTCACGTTTTTCATCTTCAAGAGTAAAGCATAAAAAATCTTTTGTGTTTGTTTTTTCATTCACTAAAAATAATATACCTAAGGTACTATCTTTTTTTGAACTATATCGGTATAATTCTAACCTCATAACTGTTCTACCTGATTTGTAAACGTTAAAATTCCTCTATATATCGTTTCTGTTTCAGTATCTTCTGTAAGGTAAGCTATACCATCATTTTGTGCTGAGATACATTTAAAACTATCCGAACTTAAATCAAAAAAAGTATTTCGTGATATTAATAATTGTGTGATTTGATTCATCGCTAGATTGGCATCTAGTTGACCACCAGTATTTGTATCAAAAGCAGTAACAACTTCTACTTGTGTAGATATAACATTCAAATAAGTATCCTTTATATTATCAGCTATTATATTTGAGATTGAAGTTATTAAAATATATGGATTAGAAGCACTAGAAGGAACAACATTATAAATTGGTACATTAGCACTATTTAAAGTTATGTTTCCATTAAGAGCATCATAGACTTCTTTTCTTATAAAGTGACTTGCATCTTTCATATTTTTGTTTCTTTATTTATTTGTTTTCTTAATCTTTTAATAAATGCAAAAGTAGCTTCCATTATTGATGGTCTAAAAAAAGGTTTCATGCCTGTAAATTTACCTCTACCTGCTTTACCATACTCTACAAATGGTGCATAATTTATCTTATATCCAACCTCATAATTGAAAGGTTTCTTTTCTACATATACAGATTGTTTTAAGTTACCAGTAATAACTGGAACTTTTAAAGAAGAACGTAACATAATATCAGTTGCATAACTAGATAATTCTTTATCAAAACCTCCACCTATCTTAACAAATTTAGAGAGCTTTCTCATCTTTTTATTAAATCGCATTCTATCTCTTTGCCTTATTTCTATGCCTGATTTCTTTGCCATCTTATTGTTGTTTATCAGCTAATATTTTATAGGTATATAAATCTTGTTCAAACATAGAGTTGATTCTATATTGATTAGTGTCATTAGTTAAAAATAATACATCACCTCTTTGAATGTTTGTTGTTGCAGTATTCTTTCTTAAAATTAATTCTATTCCAGTCTGCAATATTCTTTTTCCATCTCGGAAAATCATATTGCCGTCTAAGTATGTCCTATCTGCCCAAAAAGTTCCTACCGTAGATTGAGATGATGTAAAGCCACCATACCCATCAGCTGAGTTAGTATTTCTTTTTACCGTTACTCTGTACCTTAAATCTCCTGCTTTTATCATAACTCATTATAAAATATATATGGTGAAAGAAT